GCCTGTTGCATTAAGGCTTGAATATTTTGTCCACCAGTTTGTTTAACATCTTCTAATGTAGCTCAGCAAGCTGCTATTGAAGATGTTAAACAAACTGGTGGACAAAATATTCAAGCCTTAATGCAACAGGCTGGTATTGATCCCGCACAACTACTAGGAGGTGGCGCAAGTGAAGCGATTGGATAAATCTAAGATGGCGTGCAATCGACCACAGAAATCACCCAAGGCTGGTAAGAAGCGGGTAGTCAAAGCTTGTGCCAATGGCAAAGAAAAGATTATCCACTATGGCGCGACTGGATATGGTCATAACTACTCACCCGCAGCAAGGAAGTCTTTCCGAGCACGGCATGGTTGTGACTCCGCAACTAACAAGCTATCAGCTAAACACTGGGCTTGTAAGGATCTTTGGGCTGGCCCCAAGGGTTCAAAGGCTTCATGCCCTAAGAATAGAAAGTGTAAGAAATAATGGCTAAGAAAGACGCTTGCTATAACAAGGTAAAAGCTACTTATAAAAAGTGGCCTTCAGCCTATGCTTCTGGTTCCCTAGTTAAGTGCCGCAAAGTAGGTGCTGCTAACTGGGGTAAAAAGAAGAAAGGAAAAAAGTAATGGCTAAGAAGAAAAAGAAAGCTGACTTTTCCCTTGAAAAAGAAAAAGGTCTTCATGGCTGGTTTTCCCGCAACAACGGCAAGGGCTGGATAAACTGCAAGACAGGCGGTCCTTGTGGCCGTAAGAAGGCAGGTAAGGGTTCTTACCCTGCTTGCCGTCCTACTAAGGCCATGTGTACATCCAAGGGTGTACGCGCCAAGAAGTCAGGAAAGAGAGTATCTTGGGAATGAAATCAAAATTTAAATGTAACTGCGGAACTACTACCAGATTAACTGGTAAGGACGCACAGCCAAAGGCATGCCCTAAGGCTACAACAAAAACCACTAAGAAAGGCAAGTAACAATTATGAACGACAACGGACAAGAGACTCCAGAGTTTGAATATCAGAATACTCCAGAGGTTAACCCTGTGGACTCTGAAATTCAACAGACAGAACAATCTCTTGTTGCATCACCTGATGAAGTTAATGCAGCAAAAGAACGGAAAGCATTTGAAACCTATGTCCAGACTAACGGTATTAATGTACCGGAAAACTTTAAGGATATTGGTAGCTGGTTTGACAGTTTAAGAAACGCTCAGAAAGCGTACACTCAATCTCGTCAGGAGATTGCTGAACTTAAAAAGAAGTTTGGTGATACTACTGATAACCCTAATTATAAACAACCTACTGAAAAGACTGTGCCAGAGAAACCTAAGGCAGCAGTAAAAGAGGAACTGCGTATTCCAGATAAGCCAGAAGCTCCTGTGGAGACTAAGGCTACTGAAGTTCCTACTGTTACCAAGGAAGATTGGGACAAGTGGTCAGTCGAGTTGTCCGTAAAGGGCGATCTTAATGAAGAGACTATGAATGAGATTCGTCAAAAGACAAAGCTTCCCGACTTTGCAATTCAAGAATACATGCAAGGTCAGAAAGCCAAGCTTCAACTAGCTTTCGGAAAAGCTGCTGACATCATCGGTGGTCGTGAAAGACTTGCCGAACTCTTTGGCTGGGCTAGCCAGACTATGAACCCAAATGAAATCAAAAGCCTTAATGCGGCTCTTGCTACCCCAGCGTGGGATGTAGCTCTTATGGGTTTAGCCTCCAAGTATGAGAAGGCTACTGGCGGCGCAGTTAAAACAAAGGAACCAACTAAGGGTAAGCAGGTTCCTGTCGGCAGTACCCAGCAGGGTACGGCTGGTTATAAGACTAAGAGAGAATTCTATGCTGACAGAAACAACAGTCGTTTTACCACGGATCCTAAGTTCCGTTCTGCTGTTGAATCTCGTATGGCTAAGACTGACTTCCGAAGTCTTCCCTTCTGACATTGTTTAGTTTGTGTAATAAAGTTCCCCCTTTGGCTGAATATAATTACACACTTTAAACACCAACTAACAGACTCCTTGTGAAAAATCTATAGGTTGGTTAGTCACTATTGTAACTTTTAATTTTTAAATTAACACTAACTCTAAGGAGTATATAAAATGGCTTTAGACCCAGTAGGAAATAATAATCTAGGCGCATCTGATATGGTTTATCGTACTTCCGTTTCAGCCGGAACAACAGGCGGTGCGGCTGGTACTAACAAACTCTGGCTTCCAATTTGGAGCGGAGAAGTTATTCACGCATACGATCACTACAACATGTTTGAAGGCTTAGTCACTCAGAAGACTATTGCCAGCGGCACTACTGCCGAGTTCCCAGTCACTGGTACAATTAATCTTAAGGCTGCTTGGAACGCTGGTGAAGAACTCTCTGGTGGCACAGCTACTTCAAAGACATTCGCCATTAAGCTCGACAAGCGCCCAATGGCCGCTCACTTTGAAATTGACAATGTTGACCAACTTCTAACTCAGTGGGAATTCCGCGCTGAGCTAGCTCGTCAGGCAGGTCTAACTCTAGCCAACACCCGTGATAAGCAGATTGCTGCCTATATCGCCCGTGCTGGTATGGAAGATTTGCTAGCAAACGATCCAAGAACTGGCCTTACTGTTCCAAATCAGGAGCTATTCACTGATGCAGCATTTGATAACTTTGGTCTTTCTACCGCCACAGCTGCTGATAGAACTACAGCTGCTCTTAAGGTTCTTCAAGCAATTGAAAACTTCATGGTTCACCTACAGGAAATCAACGCACCAACCGAAGGTGTTTACTGCGTTGTAACTCCACGCGCATTCCAAGACATTCGTGCTCTTGGCGTAGCTCGTTCATACAACGAACTCTACGGTGTAATGACCAACGGTACTGGTAACGGTCCTGCTCGTCCAATGTTTGGTGGTGTTGCTGAGGCTGGTGGCCTTGGTTCTCCTCTTGCTATGGGCATGCACAATGTCTCTGATGCTCTAGAGTATCAGGGCTGCATGATTATCAAGAGCAACCACCTACCAGTTGTTGATTATGATGCATCTGCAAGTGCTAATATTGGCGAAGCTCGCTACAACATTGATGGTGTTGCTACTAAGATTAAGGCTCTTATCTTCCAGAAGGATTGTGTTGCTTCACTCAGCCTACAGGGTCTAAAGGTAGACACTGTTGATGATGTTCGTCGTAACACTACCTTCACCGTTGCTAGCATGTTCAAGGGTACTGGCGTACTCCGTCCAGAACTTGCAGTGGTAATCAGCGGTCTTGCAAACGATTCAGGCGATGAGCGTTCTGAACTCCGTACCCTAGCTGGTATGACCGCAGAGTATGTTGTTACTGCCTAATTGAATTAATATCCCAACCCATCAAGAAAGGAGGTAAACAAGTTGTCTTTGTTTGTTTTACAATCTTGAGGGGAGGTGATCTAACTATCTACGCGGTAGTCCCTTAACTGGGACTACCGTGTTTTCTTTTTTTCCAAAGGAGGCTATTAATGGGAATGATTACTAAATTACAAGCTGTTAATAACATGCTTTTGGCTGCTGGTGAATCCCTAGTAGCCGACCTAGATAATGAGTCTGGTATTGATACTGAGATTGCTTTGACAATCTTAGAGAATACTAGCCTAGACTATCAGCTTAGAGGTCTAGTTAATAATAAATACATCCGTAAAATAAACCCCAATGCATCTAGCAAGATTATTCTACCTATGCCAGACGCTGATGAAGAGGGTATTATTTCTATTGAACTTAAGTCCCAGCATTTTAATGACGATGGTATGTTAATTCAAACTCGTCTATATAATTCATCTCCACCAAGAATGTGGAATGTTACAGATGATACTGACATCTTTAAAAAAGATAAAGATTATTACTGGGAAATTATTCAAAAGATCAAGTGGGAGAATCTAGACACCCCAGCGCAACGGGCTATTATGACAACAGCAATGCGTCATTATCAGATTGTTACACAGGGTGATGAAGCTACTGATGCTTTCCTTGCGTATCAAGAACAGATGTTTGCTGCTAAGCAAAAGGCTGCTGATATTAATGATAAGAAAAGAAATATCTTTACCAGTGGTGATATCTCCGTAAGATCAGCCATTAGCCGTGTCCCATTCTCGTCCGATCCATCAAGATTCCGTTACTGGAGAACAGTTTAAAGGAGGTCTAAATGCCCCCAATTAGAAGACAAGGACCGCGTGGTTCTCTTATTTCAACTCGCTTGCCCGTATTCTCGCTCAGCAGCGGAGTAGGTAGACAAGCACCAAACAAGAGACTACCATCTGAAGCAGAGAATCTTGATAATGTTCTTCTTAGTTTAGAGAAATCTTTTGAAAAGCGTGGTGGTTTCAAACTAATGAAACCAACGGGATACGATAATAAGACATCCTATGCATTTACAGACGATACTTCTAGAATAGATATATCACGCTTTAATAACATCCCATCAGACCACAAGGTTTGGTTCTACTGGTTTGTAATAAATTCTGATAATACTTTCTTACTGGGCCTTGACTACGATGCAGTAGGAACAACAGATAGTTTATTCTATGTTATTAAAGTAAATCCAGACAATACTTGGCAGGATATCACACCACTCCCACAATGGGATCCTCAAGACCCAAGTATTCCATCCGTTTATACAGCTGGTAATACTAAATCAGAGCAAATTAAAAGCTATGCTGACAGCCAAAGCATTACTTATGCTCAAGCCCTAGCAGATGGTTGTGTTAAACTTGCGTCTAGAGCTTATATTACTTTTGGATCTAGTGTAGAAACAAATGAACCAGATAATGTTTTACAAATAACAGCCTTAGGTACTCAGCTTGTTATATTAAATAAACTGGTCAAGGCTGGTTTTAGCTCAGATGAAGACGGTTACTTGTTTAATCTAGACGGTACTAAGTCAAACACCGTAGATGTTGCAGGTAGACCAGTCACTTATTACTCGGCTTCAAGAGTAGATGTTGTTTATAATAATGAAGTTGATAATATTTTCTTAGGTTATAAACCAAATGGTGGAACCCAAACAACAAACACAAGAGCAAATATTGAAGTTTCAGACTATGTATACCACGATACTCAGTACGATTATCTTGGTCAGTCGTTAAACTCGTTTGCTGATTTTAAATTACCCCCTCCAAACAGTGACTGGTTTGATTTAAACTCACTTTATAATCTTCCATTAACAGATGTTACTGCGGACGATACTACTGCTAGACAAATGTTAAAGGCATTGTACGATAAAGACACACCGTTTAATAATGTAATGGTTGGTGATCGGTTCTTACCAGATGGAAGAGGTAAGGTATATTACTTTAAGAACTCTTATTTAGATGTCACTGAGGGTTACTATAGAGTTATCTCTTTCTCAGAATCCGATCCTTCATATGTTGCTCAGGTTGATTGGACTGCTTCTCCAAATACAGCAACAATCCTTGGTTCTGGTGGTCCCTACTTGCAGAAGATTAGAACACCCTACAAGTGTTCTGTTATTGATGCCAATAGAATGCCACAGGTTTTACAATTCAGATTAAATACTAATCAAAATAAAAGCTGGAATTGCAAGCCCATGAGTTGGAGCCATAGAACAGCAGGTGACTTAGAAAGTAATCCCGGTCCTTCTATCTTCCTCAATGAAGACGGAGAAGTAAACCCAGTTGCTATCGAAGCAATGACATTATATAAAGACCGTTTATATTTTGCTGCTAAGGATGTGGTGTTTTCTTCTAAGTTAGGGAGTTATACAGACCTTTGGATTAATGACCCTAAGTCTGGTATAACAGCTACGGATCCTATTGACCTACGGGCCTCCTCTAATACCTACTCAGAAATTGAATCATTGACCCCATTCCAAGACTTCTTATTTGTGATTGCTAAGAACAGCTCTCAATATAAGCTACTAGGGGCAGGTACAGATACAGATATTACCCCGCTCAATGCTTCAATTTCTCCTATGACATTCTATTCAACAGCCAAGCTTGTTAACCCGCTGTTGATGTCTTCCCAGCTTTACTTCTTTGATAAGAAGCGGCTATACCTATTGATTGGTCAGCAGGGCGCTAATGTCTCTCAGGCGGTCGAGACAAGCTTTGTATGCCCCGGATACCTCCCTGAGAACTATGGCGCTACAGCCGTTGCTCAGGCTCAGGATACGATTATGTTCGTGGACCGGGATAACAAGAACACTATTTATATGTATACCAACCGCTGGTCTGGTGACAGGGTAATTCAATCAGCCTTCTTCAGATATGTCTTAGATACTACAACTGAGGTCTTATCTATGAAGGTGGTTGATAACTACCTGTATGCGGTCACTAAGCGACCACGGAAAACCTACACCAGTAATCCAGAGTATTATTATTTCTTAGAAAAGCATCTATTAAGAAG